CTGCGGTAGAGGTAAAGCCACTGGTTTGAGCAATGGTTGCGGATGCTGGGAAGACAATAGTGCCAGCAGAAGTGAATCCCGATGTTTGATTAATGCTTGAAGAGGCATTAAGTGTAATGCTTCCAGATGCAATGACCGAGCTGGTCTGTGCAATAGTGGCTTCACCAAACTCGAAAACGGGCTCACCATAAAATGATTGCCCGTAATTCCCGTATCCGTAGCCAACTGAGGCCATGAGGTTACGCCAATGTTATATCAAGGTCGCCCGCTGAAAAGCGAAAGACATCGCCTGATGCAACTGCTTTTGATGCGGTTAGTGCCGCCCAACCAAGTAGGTTGCCACTGCTTGCTGCGTCAAAGACTCCACAATGAGTCACTGTACCCCAAGAACCCGTTGCTGTGACAAACTCAACGGCTGCTCCATTAGAGGCCTGTGTCGGAGACGTACCTGAGATAGTCATATCAGGCATACTCTTCCTAGCATAAGAACCACCAGAGCATTCCGTACCACCACCCGTGTCTGAGGGTGCTGCGGTAAATAATCCCACATATAATGTCGTTGGTGCTGTGTAAGCTGTGCCACCGAATACATGATCCAAAACTTTATCTTCTAAATAGTCTGTAAAACCAGCCATTATTATTTCCTCTTAATTAATTATTGCCCCAATAAACAACTTGTTTTTGGGTTCTGCCGTAAGTTCTTCGCCTCGGAATCATTGATCCTTTGCCGAAGGCGGCACGTTCTTGTTCTAATCTCATTTCCTCCAAAGCCTTATCAAATAGATTGGTGAAACCCGCTGCGCGGTCATCTTCCATGAGATAAATCGATGCAGTGCGTAAACACCCATAAAGGTAAACATCGGGATAGCTTGTTGAGACAAAGTTTGAAGTATTGCTACTGCTCAGTGCTGATACTTTTGAGAAGTACGTTAATTGTAACTCATATGAGCCATCAGGTGTAGGACATAATTCCATGGTGTCATCGACCAAGGCGTAGTAAACGGGTTGGCCCGTGCTGTTGTTGTTCTTTTTACGGTAAACATCCAAAGACTCAATGCTCATTTGCATCAATGGACTGAAATTGTTTGCTGTGATCTCGACATTGATGGCCTCTAACCAGTCTGTCGGTAATGTTAAATATTGGGCATCGGCGGTTGCCGTTGCACGTTTAACCATGTCTTTTGTTCTGAGCTTGCGATTCAGCACTGCCTCGGTTTGTTGGATGAATGTGTCCATCATTGAATCTAAATCACTGCGATTCAGATAATTTGCAACTGCTGTTTTTAATTCACTGTATGTCATATTTTCCCTTGCCAAGTGCGAAACGCTTTGTTGTCAGGATCATTCAGCCAACGCTTCATTTTAGCCTTATCATTGACCCAGCCCTCTCTCATAGCTTTCTGATAAACAACCATTGGAATCTCAGCAACGTGGCGCATTTCTTTACCTGGTGTTTGCTTGCTCAAAACCTTGCAATGCTCAATGATCGGTCTCACGTCTTGCTTGGTTTGATAAACAAAGTTATCGCCCTCGGTTGCAAACTGATTGACGAGACCGCCTGATTTTATTTCCAATGTTGTTATTTTTGCCATTTTTAAATAGTGGGGCGATTGCTCACCCCACTAAATTACTCACTTACGATGTAGATAAGTCAGCAGCTAGACCATGAGCTTTCTCATTAGAACACTCAAGGCCGTACTCAACCACAATAGCTTTTGTGGAAGCATCACCTATCGTTGCGATGTCAATGGTTTCAAAATCTCTGAGATAAGAAACTTTTGCCATATCAGGATCGATGAACAGTGCAGTTCTGCCTCTGCTGAAGTTAGAAGGCATTACCTTCAACTCACCAAAGTCTCCAGAATACACACTCACGCTGGCTTCGATCGCTGTTGCATCGATCATCTGCCTAGCAGAAGCTCGTCCAGTGAAACCAGACACAACGCCTTTGACGTGAGAACCGACAACCAACATAGTTGGCTCGCCGCCGTTGTCAAAACAAAGTTGTTGTACGTCTTTCAAAATGGTTTCTGTGAACGCTCTTTGAGTGCCGTCTGTAGGTGCAGCACCATTACCAGCACCAGCTCCGTTTGTGCCTCTGGAAACATTGGTTTCAATCCAAGTTTCAAAGCCACCCGTTTGCCTTGCTGTTGCAGCAGCACCCGCGTTTTTGGCAGTGTTTCCACAAATGGTTTTCTCCATATCGCGTTTCAGGGCTTTTGCCATGATTGCGAGTTGGTGAGCCATTTCTGATTTCTTGCCAGCGGGATCAGATGCTTGCTGTGAACCTGTCACAGTTGCATCTCTGCTTGAGATTTGACATACGTTGCTTTCCCTTACAGTCGCAGTAGAGGCAGCTCTTGAAAGTTCAAAACCTTCAAGTTGTCCTGTTGCTGATGCTGTAGGCAATGCTTCTGTTTGCCAGTCAAATTGTACATTCTTTACCGAATTACGGCCAATAGCTGACATGACAGGAGTTGACATTGGTGAAATGTTGTAAATCAGATCACTCAAAGCCTCTCTGTCAGCAGTAGCAGTATAGGTATCGACATTATTATTATCGTCAAACTGTTTATGGATGACTTCTTATAGTTTCTTATAAGATTGGACTATATCATCAACTCTAAGAGTTGCACCGCGCTCTTGGGCTTTTACCATCCTCGTCTTATTCGTTAGGACTCCATAACCTAGTCTCTGAACCTTACAAACATTTCTGCTTGTCTTGGCTGCTGATTACCCTCGTCTTATCCGTTAGGGCTTCCCAGCAGTTCACGGTGTTTTAAATGCTCAAGATACGTTATTAAGCATTGGTCACTTTGGCCATGCTAATACTCCTTCTAGTTGCCTAGAAATTAAAAGTTAAATTAATTGTTCAAATACTTTCGCCGCATCTTGGACTTTCCCAGATTTGGCTAATCGTGCTTTTGATTTCTTTAAAGGAGTGCTGGTTTTTTTACGAGAGACCGAACCAGGTTTTGCAACTCTGTTTCTAGCCGATGCCTTCTGAGTGGGTTTTTTCTTCACAGCTTTTTGCGTTTTATTTTGCATCCAGCTATTTCTTAACCCTAACAACAATCGGTAATCATACACTTGGTTGATTTCCTCTGCTGTAAATCCCAAATCATTGATTGCGTGATCTCGAATCGCCAATTTTTCTTCTTGTTGGATGGTTTTATCCTTCCACTCAGGAACATGATTCAGAATTTGCTTCTCGCCGTATTGCATATACTTCTGTATTTGCTCTTGCTGTTTCACTTGATCTTCTTCTTGAAGTCTCGTTTGTTCAGCTTGTACGGCTTGCAATTTCTGTTGTTTTTCATTCCATAAATCGCGTTCTCGAACATAACCAATGGGATCGTTAGAATACAAAGTTTCCCAGTTAGGCTCGTCACCCAAACTTTCGCTTAATGCAGCTTCCATTTTGGGCAGCAGTTCCTTATAAATCGCCTCGTTTTTTGCAACCTCGCTTTGTTGTTCTTCAACAGTCTTACGCTGTTGAGCGAGTTCTTGAGTCTTTCGAGTGTAATCTGCTTGTCTAGAATACGAGCTTTGAAGTTCGTCAATGGTGACTTCAACATCTTCGCCGTTTATTTTAACGGCATAAAGTTGAGGTTCACTGACTTCTTCTATCTCATCTTGTTCATCGTCAAGAGTTTCAGTTTCTTCTGTTTCTTCAAAGTCATCGGCTAAGAGTTCTTCTTCTTCGACAATTTCTTCTTCAACAGTTTCATCGGCTTGTAACTCTACTTGTGCCTCTTCTGGGTTGTCCTCTTCAGGTTCCAGGTATTGCTCAAATGAGGTCACAGCCCCTTCCATGTTTGTTTGTAAATCCAATGGTTTTGGTTGAACCGTGTTGGCCATAATATTATCCTTGAAAATTATTGATAATTAGATTGATTCTAACCCCTTGGTATTTGTAAATCAATCACTAGACCATAACTTTTCGGATTCTTCTCAAATTGGTTTGTGTGATTTTTCCTTTTTCAACAATGATTCGCAGATGTTTTTCGATCTCTGGCAACAGCTTGACCGCTGAGTGCATGGATTCTCTAAACGCTTTTTCGTCTTGATTGGATTGCAACCAGAGCTGGATGTATTCATCGTGCAGCTGTTTAATTGCTTTTTTAAAAACGTCAGAATTAAGGATTAGTTCTGCCTCGTTGGATTCGAGGACTTCTTCTCGTGTACTCATGTGTTTCCTATTTTATTGATGATTGATTGTATGCCACCAAGACTCAATGGTTGATAACCGCTTGGCATTTGTGGCAATGAAGTAATCGATTCAGCCATTGAAGGCAATGGTGCAAATGGATCATATATCAATGGTGGCCCACTCATTTGTTGCACAGGGGGTGGGTCGTAAACATAAGGCGTATACACATCGTCAAACACCGTATAACCCTCTGGCACTTCTGGCGAATATGAAACGCCTGGTGCAATAAAATCTCTCGGCTCAAAGACGGGGTTTTGTATAGTGAACGGGTTGTAATTGACTGGCACAAAAGGTGTGCTGTCTCCATCGAGAACTCCCGCGCCAATACCCAATCCAACCACATCGCCAATGCCGACACCGACATCATCGGTTGTGCCGTCATCAGTATCGCCCGTTCCAGTATCACCTGTGCCAGTATCACCTGTGCCAGTATCACCTGTGCCAGTTGGAGTAGGTGTAGGAGTAGGAGTAGGTGTAGGTGTAGGTGTAGGAGTTGGTGTAGGTGTAGGAGTTGGTGTAGGAGTAGGTGTAGGTGTAGGCACTACAGGAGTTGGGGTTGGTGTAGGTGTAGGTGTAGGCGTAGGTGTAGGTGGAACTGCGGGAGGCCATTGATCGGTCGGAGGTACGGGCGTAGGCGTTGGCGTAGGAGTCGGAGTCGGAGTTGGAGTCGGAGTTGGAGTCGGAGTTACAGGCGGAGATGGTGGTGGCGTTGTAATAACTGGCGGCTCATCAATTACGGGCGGTGTGTCAATGACAATCGGTGGTGTATCAATAACAGGCGGTATAGGTGGTGTATCAATAACAGGCGGTGTTATGACAGGTGGAGTAGGGGGTGGCGTTGTAATAATTGGTGGCGTTATGACAGTACCAGTGTCGTCAATGATTGATGGAAAAAGCGGTATATCAATCGGAGTCTCTTCATCCGTTGTTGTTTCAAACTCCCAAGGGTCGCCAAGCATATCTTCTTGTGGGTTGTAAATTGCCCAACCTGATTGATGCTCATCGATAACATTTCCATCGCTATCAGTGATGGTTCCGCTTTGAATAAAAACACGATCGCCTATTGCAAAATCAACTGGACTCTGATCGCTGCTGCCTAATGCTTTAATGCCTTTGCCGTTGTCATTTACTTTCCAGACAATGCCTGTGCCTCGATCAACAAACACATCGCCCGCACCAAGATTGTTTTTATTCTTTATGGTTCTTGCATCTCTTTTTTGAGCTTTGGTGACTTGTATCGGGCCACTTGTGACGACTTGTTGCCCAGGCTTGTTTGCTTGACCCAGTTTTCTTGACGGCGTGTAAATTCCAGCGATACCCGCACCCAAAGGGGGCAA